TTTTGACGAGAAAACATTTGACGACTACCACTTATACGTTGAGGATTATTGCGGCCAAGCAAAAAGTAAAACTGGAAATCCAGTTTATACTATACTTGTAAACTCAGAAGAGTCTTCTCCGTTATTTCTTGAGGACAACGCGGAATCATACCTTAATCATCATTCTGTTACTGTAAGCAAAAGAGGATTTGCATGGGGAAGATATTGGGAATACAGAGCAAAATTAGAGGCTAAATGGCCTGGAATAAAAACAACATAAACTGATATGGACGTAGTAATATCCAGATTTAACGAGGACACCCAATGGGTGAGCGAGTTAAATGGCAATGTTTTTCTCTACGATAAAAGCGAATTAAAGATTGAAAATAGCATCCCTCTGGAAAACATAGGGAGAGAGTCGGATACTTACTTGGAGCATATTTTGAGGAACTATGAAACAATAAATAATACATGTGCTTTTTTACAGGGCAATCCTTTTGATCATCACGCTACCGCTGTTAGTGACGTCAACTCTTATAATGGAGGAATGGTCCACTTAGGTAATACCTACAGGTCTGACGGATTCGGTAAGCCACATCATCCGACTCAGCTTGCAGTTAAAGAAACTGCTGATCTGATAGGATTAGATCATGATGGTTATTTTGATTTTGTCGCAGGCGCTCAGTACATTGTCCCTTCAGAGAATATAAAGAACAAGACACTTGCATGGTGGAAAAAGCTTAAGGATATACACGATTCCACCCCTGAAGCCCCCTGGGTTTTTGAACGATTGTGGACTTTAATTTTTTCTTGATGTATGATTTATTAGTAGTTGGTGGTGGTTTGTTCGGTTCTGTTTTTGCAAGGTCCGTAGCTGATAGCGGTTATAGTTGCTTGATTGTAGAAAAAAAAGATCACATTGGTGGTAATTGCTACACCAAAAAAGTTGAAGGGATAGATATTCACATGTATGGCCCCCATATATTTCACACGAACGACGAAAATATTTGGAGTTGGGTGAATAGATTTTCTGAGTTTAAGCCTTTTAAGTTTTCTCCAGTTGCTAATTACAAAGGAGAGATGTACTCGCTTCCGTTTAACATGTGGACATTCAACAAGATGTGGGGGGTTACAAATGAGAGCCAGGCGAAAGAAAAGATTAGCAGTCAGTCTTTCCAAGGCACACCGTCTAACCTAGAGGAGCAGGCTCTGTCAATGATAGGTAAGGACCTGTACGATAAACTAGTAAGGGGCTACACAAAGAAGCAGTGGGGTGTTGACCCTAAAGAACTGCCAAAGAGCATCATCAAAAGACTCCCCCTTAGGTTTGAGTGGGATAACAATTATTTCAATGATAAGTATCAAGGCATCCCTTCCGACGGATACACTAAGATGTTTGAGCGAATACTAGATCACGAAAGAATAACCGTTAAGCTTAATGTTGATTACCTTGAAGGCAAATCTCATTATGATTCTTTGGCTAATCATGTGGTTTATACTGGACCAATAGACAGGTATTTTGATTACTGCTATGGTGATTTGAATTACAGGTCACTGAAATGGGAAACAGACACAATTGATGTTGCTAATTATCAAGGGTGCGCTGTTATGAATTTCACAGACGAGGAAACCCCCTACACTAGGTCTATTGAGCATAAATGGTTTAATCCAAAGGGTCAAAAAAGGACAGTGATTAGCAAAGAGTTTCCTAAAAAATATACTAGAGGAGAAGAGCCTTTTTATCCTTGTTACGATAAAGAAAGTTCTGACAGATACAAAAAATACAAGTCTTTATCCGATAAAGAGAAGAATGTAATATTTGGTGGGAGACTAGCTGAATATAAGTATTACGACATGCATCAGGTCATAGCATCTGCAATGAAAAAAGCTGAATTATTTTTGCAGAATGAATTTAATCGACGTAAAAGGACATGAAAATAAAATGATTAAGATTGATCCTAACGGTACAGAGGGGGATATCATCGAGCTTCATGGGCTTCTTATTGTGCTACCTAAGCAACCACAAAAGAAGGGCATACTTTTCTCTGACAAGCCAAAGAAGGAGCAGCGATGGGTTCGTATTGCTCCTCCAGGAGATATAGACAGGATCAAGTCTATGGACGAGTGGATGGAGAAGTCAAAGGAGTTTAGATCAAAGTACGAGGCTTATATAGAGAGGGAGTTTAAGAGGCGCAGAGAGGGGGTGTGGTTTATGAACAATGGGGTGCCAACTTATATTACAGGTAGGCACTATATGCTTTTACAATGGACAAAGATTGATATTGGATATCCTAACTACCTTGCGTTCCAGCGCGAAATCTTTATACATATGGCTGCTTGTGAGGTTGATCCTCGTTGCCTGGGCCAGCTTTATACTAAGTGTCGCCGTTCTGGATACACTAACATGTGCTCGTCGGTCATTACTGATGAGGCGACTCAGGTGAAGAATAAGATCCTGGGCATACAGTCAAAGACAGGTAAAGATGCGCAGGAGAACATCTTCATGAACAAGGTGGTCTCTATGTTCAGAAGCTATCCGTTTTTTTTCAAACCAATACAAGACGGTACCACAAACCCTCGTATGGAGCTCGCTTTTAGAGAGCCATCAAAGAGGATAACCAAGAACAACAAGACCTCAAATGTTGGTGAGGCGTTAGACACCATCATCAACTGGAAGAACACAACCAACAATGCTTATGACGGACTCAAGCTGCATATGATGTACCTTGATGAGGCTGGTAAATGGGAGAGCCCAGCTGATATACGTGAGGCTTGGAGGATACAGAGAACGTGTCTCATCGTGGGTAGAAAGGTGGTGGGTAAAGCGTTGGTGGGCAGTACAGTAAACCCTATGGACAAGGGTGGTGAGGAGTACAAAAAGCTGTGGGAGGATAGTGACCCAGAGAGAAGGAATCAGAACGGCAGAACAACATCAGGTCTGTACAGGATATTTGTACCAGCTTATGATGCGCTGGAGGGTTTCTTTGATGTTTACGGAAACCCTGTGGTAGAGACCCCAGAGGATCCTGTCGATGGGCTTGATGGGGCCCCCATAACCGTGGGTGCTAAAGAGTACCTAAAGAATGAGCGTGAGTCGTTAAAGTTTGACTCATCTGAACTCAATGAGGTGGTGAGGCAGTTTCCGTTCACCGAAGACGAAGCGTTCAGGGACAGCATCGACGGTAGCCTGTTCAACATAGGCAAGATATACGATCAGATAAGCTACAACCAGGACCTGTTTCCAAACCCTGTTGTCAAGGGGAACTTTCTCTGGACTGAGAAAGACAAGACGGTTGTCTTCTCTCCAAGTATACACGGAAGGTTCAAGGTCGCTTGGATGCCTGATGAGGGTGAACGGAATGTGATACTTGAGGAGAGGGGTAAGAGGGTTGCACCATACTCACACTTTGGCGTTGGTGGTGTTGACTCTTACGACATCGATGCTACCGTTGATGGCAGGGGCTCGAAAGGCGCTCTCCATATGTACAACAAGTTCTCTATGGGAAGGCCATCGAACATGTTTGTGGTTGAGTATGCCTCTCGTCCTGATATGGCTAAGATCTTCTACGAGGACGTCCTTATGTGCGCCTTCTTTTATGGGTACCCTCTTCTCATAGAGAACAACAAGTACGGAATAGCCAGGTACTTTGAATCAAGGGGATACGATGGGTACCTTCTTGACAGGCCGAAGCACCTTATGTCTGGTTCTGGTCAGATGTCAAAGACAAAGGGTATACCATCTAACTCTCAGGATGTTATACACTCTCACGCACAGGCGATAGAACACTACATACACAACCATGTGGGTATCAACAATGATACTGGTGAGTATGGGAACATGTACTTTGAAAAAACGTTAGAGGACTGGATAGGTTATAGGATAGATAAGAGAACAAAGTACGACCTTACTATCAGTTCAGGGTTAGCCTTATTGGCCGCCCAGTCCCCTAAAAAGAAGGAGGTGAGTAACTTTGATGGCAAACGCTTTTTTCGTCGATATAAGCCGATCGGCTAGTGTGCTATATTTGCGAAACAGGCAAATCGTTTCGTAATCAAAAATGTACGATAAAAATCAGGACAAAGCTCATGGCTTTCCAGACCCCTTATCACCACCAGAAATAAAGAGCGGAAGAGGGTATGGTCTTAAGTACGCCAAGGCCATAGAAAAGCAGTGGGGCACAATTGATGATGCCAACTCTGTCATAGGTAAGAGGAATGCTATGTTCTCTAAGTCCAGAGACTACGCTAACGGTACTCAGGATACATCTATATACAAACAACTCCTTCACTCTCTAGACCCCACAAACAATGATGGCAGTTTATTGAACCTGGACTATACACCAGTTCCAATAATGCCTAAGTTCGTTAAAGTCGTGGTCAACAAGATACTCTCCAGAGATCCGTACCCAAACCTGGAGGCTATAGACCCCTTGTCTTCTTCTGAAAAGAATAAGAACAAGAGGAGAATGGAGCTTCAGGTTCAGGCAAAAAAAGAACTCCAGCAATTAAAACAGCAGACAGGCGCGGTGCTTGACCTTGATCCAGACGATTTGCCAGAAACTTTGGAGGAGGCTGAGATATTTATGGGCACCAACATAAAGACTGATGCTGAGATAGCGGCTCAGGTGGCGACCAACTTGACGCTGTCATGGTGCGACTATAACGAGAGTGTGTACAGGAGGTCTGTGAACGATATGGCGGTCTTGGGTATGGCTGTAAACAAGAGGGTTAATGACCCCTCTTATGGCATTAAGGCTGAATACGTAGACCCCTCGTCTTTTGTCCATAGCTTTACCGACGACCCTAATTTTACGGATATAGTTTACGCTGGTCATGTAAAGCGTATACCCATACACGAACTGAAGAGGTTGGCTGGTGACGAGTTTGATGAGGAGGAGTACAAGAAGATAGCCACCACAGTAAAGAACAGGAACAACAACGATCCGTATGCCTTGGATAAGTATCGTTTTGACGACCACCTGAATAAGAATATATACGGATATGACGAGTATATGGTTGATATTCTGTACTTTGAGTTCAAGAGTACGGAGAAGATGTACTTTGAGGAGAAGGACAACAGGTACGGCAATACAAACTTCTTCTACAAGGGCAGTGAGTACAAGGAGAGGACTGGAAGCGTATACGAGAGAAGGCCCCACTCTATAGACATAGAGGTTGTGTACTCAGGTAGTTATATTCTGGGCTCAGACAAGTACCTTTTCAATTACAAGAAGGCCAACAATATGCCTAGGAATATGCACGACATATCGAGGACTCGCATGTCGTACAGCATTGCATCAACCAACATGAGGAGGATGATGCCAAAGAGTATGGTAGACAGCTGCATAGGTTTTGCTGACATGCTTCAGCTTACCCACCTGAAGATACAGCAGGCTATCGCAAAGGCTAAACCAGACGGTCTGATCATAGACATTGAGGGTCTTGAGAACGTACAACTTGGGAAGGGTGGTGAGCTGCAACCCCTAGACCTTCATGACATATACGAGCAGACAGGTGTATTCTACTACAGGAGCAAGAACCCAGAGGGCGGCTTTCAGAACCCACCTATCAGAGAGATAGGCAACACGATACGAAACATCAATGAGCTTGTAAGCCTGTACAATCATTACCTCAGGATGATTAGAGACGTAACAGGCATCAACGAGGTCGTGGACTCGTCGTCTCCTAAGGGTGAGGATCTTGTTGGCGTCAGAGAGCAAGCTATAGCTGCGGCTAACAATGCCATCTACGACATCACCAACTCGTCTATGGTGTTGTACAAGAAGGTGGTTGAGGATATCGTAAAGTCTCTTCAGGTCCTGCCACGAGACTCTGTGGTATACAAGGTGTACGAGAACGCTGTTGGTGAGGAAAATATGAGGGTCATCTCCTCCTTCAGGGATCTACCTATGTACAACTTTGGCGTCATCGTTGTTAAGGAGATGGAAGACAAGGACAAAGCATATCTGGAGCAGAATATACAGATGTCCATACAGCAGAAGGAGCTTGATATAGAGGACGCCATAGCGATAAGGAACCTCAAGGATATAAATCAGGCAGAGAGGCTTCTTGTCGTCAGGAGAGCCAAGAGGATAAAGAGACTTCAGGAGCAGGCTCAGCAGAACTCTCAGATGCAGGCTCAGTTGCAGGCTCAGTCGGCTCAATCTGCATCACAGGCAAAGATGCAGGAGATGCAGTTGGAGGCTCAGTTAGAGGCTCAGAAGATACAGTTGAAAGCAGAGCTTGATGCCCAGATAGAGTCCCTACGCCATGGATTTAACAAGGAGATAGAGGTCATTAGAGCTCAGGCCACCCTTGGATTTAAGACCGATGACAAAGAATTTGAGGAGAAGATAGAGGTATTTAAGGAGCAGAAGAAGGATGAGAGGGTTGAGAAGCAGGCTAATGAACAAGAGAGACTGATAAACATAAGAAAACAAAATGGCTAAGAAGGCAAATTTAGATACCGCTGAGAAGCTTGATATTACCATTAGAAGGGGTGACTCTTTTGAGCTCTTGTTTAACATCAAGGACAACGATGGTAATAACGTGCCTTTAGAGACAAATGAATATGTATTTTCTATACAGGTCCAATCAATTGTGACCAACAGGGTCACCAGGTCTTCACAGCCAGCAAGGAAAGTGGTTATCGCTGGGTCCACGTTAGATGTAACGACGTCCTCAAAGACTTCATCCTCCCCAGCTACAAACTCTATATTTTTCTTTGATGATAGGGATGACGATGGCAATATAAAGTTGAGAGCTAATGCGGCTGATACAGCACTCTTGCCAGTCGGTAACTATGTTTATGATATACAGTACTCTTTCGAGGACAATAACTTTAAGAGGGTCAAGACTTTGCTTAGAGGAAACTTTATCATCAAGGAGGATATAACAACGGTCGTATAATGGCAAAAGTAACCCTAACTATTGATAGGGGGCCTATAGGAGCTACAGGGGCTACTGGAGCCACTGGTGCTACTGGAGCCTCTGTAGAGCAGATAAATGACATACCAGACGTCAACCTTGATGTAGACGGTCAGTACGCTGATTTTGGTTCTTATTCTGGTTTTAGGGTTCTAACATACGACCCTGCTGATCAGAAGGTAAAGTTCTACGCGGACACGCCTTCAGTCTATACGGATCCCAGTAACCCTCCAGTAGGTGGGACTCCAAATCCGTTGGATACAGATACTTTTTTTGTTGACCAGACGCTATCCCCTATCTCGCAGTCTAATATAGGGATGAGGGGCGATAGGCTTGCTGTAAATTCAGGTCAGATATCCGATGATATAAACCTTCTTGTCGTTGGCAACACTCGTATTACAGGTCAGATACAGGTGGGTCCTACAGCGTTCCTGCCAGTGTATACGTTGCCTACGAATAGTGGATTCTCAAATCAGGTCCTTACCACCAACGGGGCTGGCACAGCTTACTGGGCTGATTCTCAATCTCAGTGGGATGATATATCAGGATCAGGGATTAACTTTTCAGGATTAGGTAATGTGGGTGTCGGAACGTCTTTACCACAAGGTAAATTCCACGTCAATGGCAATGCGATAGTAGACGGAAATGTAGGTATTAAAACTTTTTCACCTTCAGCTCCTCTTACCGTAGTCGGTAATAGTTATTTGCAAGGAGATGTTGCTGTGGGTCCACAAGCAACTGCTGGGCCTATTTCTGGTTATACTCTTTCTGTAAGAGACACCACCCCAAGTATATATCTTAAAGACCAAAGTGGTGTCTTTGGAGACGGAAGACTTCATGTAAACAACAACGTATTTAGCATTGGAGCTGACCCAAATAACGTAAGTACAGATGCTGTACTTCGTTTTGAGACGAGAGGTTCTGAGCGTATGCGTATTGACCACGATGGCAACGTAGGTATCGGCACTACTACGCCATCAGAGAAGCTTGATGTATCTGGAAATATAAAGGGAACCCTTTTATACCAAGGCACCCAACCTAATGCTAATTTTACTAGCGTAGGAATATCTACAAGTAACCAAATTTTAGCAGCTGGGGGTGTTAATTTATATGATCAAGTAATAGCAGGGCACAACCCATTTGTTGGTTTTAAAGGTGTCTCAAATGGGGCTAGTATTGATGTTTGGGCTGGTAATGGTCAGTTTATGACTTTTGGAGGAAGAGGATCTAATACAGACCCTATGATTCATATGGGAAGTGGCTTTAACCCATCATCAGGAACCACAAATAAAAGCTACCTCCATATAAATCCCCAAATATCTAGAGGAGCTTCATACTCAGGTAATGTTTACGGAATATACGTAAACCCTTTATTCTATCAAGACTTAGGCTCAGGAGAATTCTACTCAGCATATTTTGGTGGAGGTAATGTAGGTATCGGTACGACTACACCGACTACAAAGCTTGATGTTGCTGGTCAGATTAACGCTACTTCTAGCACGTGGCCAGTCCTTGGGTTTACAAGAGAAACCACCCTTACTTCTGGTGCTTTTACTGGCACTACTGGTATTGCTAGCGCAATGGAGCTCACCACGAAGACAAGTGGAGATATGGGTGACGGCTTTGGAGGGGGTATTGTATTCACCCTTAATGACGTAACAGAGACGTCCACTGGTAATTACGTGGCTAGGTTATACGCTCGAAGAGACGGAGCAGATAACACAGGGGCTTTACAATTCTTTACTGGAGCTGGCGGTAATGACCCATCTATGATAATTAGAGGATCTGGGAATGTAGGTATCGGTACGACTACACCTGCTGAAGCGTTAGATGTAAGCGGTAAGGCAAACATTAATGACGGTAGCAATAACGTTCTCATTTCTACAGGAAATAGCACAATTACTGCATCCAACACAGTAGCTGTCGGCTATCAAGCATTAACTGCTTTAATTACAGGAACTGGGAATACTGCTGTTGGATATCAGGCTGGTAATACTGTAACAACTGGGGCAAATAATACCCTAATAGGGTATGGTACAGATGTAAACAACGCGACAAACAGTGGTTGTACAATCATAGGCACATCTACAATAGCCCATACAAATGCATCAAATCAAACAGGTGTTGGGTATGGAGTCAGAACAGGCAACCAAGGCGTATCCATAGGTGCAATTGCAGGTAACCAATCTTCAACTAATCAGGCAGCTTTAGGTTATCGAGCAGGGGAACTGGCTTCAGGAACAGACGGCACACAAATAGGAAAGTATGCTGGGCGCTACACAACAGGCGGCTATAATACTTTGTTAGGCTCAGAGGCAGGACAAGGCACA